ATGTCCAGCCATAGTACCAACGCCTACTTCAGCTGTTGCAGCATCATCACTACTTTGCGCAGTAGCAAGTACTTCTGAAATAGTAATCGTTTGAATGTCACGTCCAATAAACTCAGGCCGCTGCAAAGACTGATCTGAGTGTTTAACCTGGAACATAGACCACAACTGTTCTACATAACGAATACCACCACGAATTGAACGCTCAAGAAACGCCTGTAAGGCAAAAGCTTCACGCAGATCATTAATAGAGGCAGCGTCAGAAGCAACATCAACAAACAAAGAGCCATTTGGATCGTACATAGCACCACCAGTATCTGGATCAACTTGAGCTACGCCGGAACCATCTGATCTAACATTACCACTTAAAGTAGCGCCCGTATCAGCATCCAACCACATACCCGGAGTAGTACCATCAGGGGACGCAATTATTTGCACAGGTATATCCGTTTGTACAGTTAGAGGTAACGAGACCTCCGTACCTTGCTGGGTAGTAGGAAGCGCAGAAGTAAAATAATCGTGTTCCCATGCACGTTTTAGCGGATCATTTAACAAGTCTTGATACATATCAGAAGCGTTATTAGAGCCAGCAACCAGGGGTTCCCACTTCTCAGCAATTTGATTTTGATCGCGGTACCAATCATCGTAAATTTTAATATAAGCCGCGAGAGGAAACGCATTAATATCGAGAGGATTATCACTATAAGTACCAGGAGGGATACCCAGGTAATCAGCAACAGAGCCCTTGTCCACAGGAAGGACATTATTCAGAACAAACTTTGGATGAGCATCAACAGTAACACCGGTAATAAAATCTTCCCATCCCGGCCATAAAATACGGTTTGGTACAAAAAAATATTCGGTGAACACTCTTATTTTATGCATAACAGGCGCAACCAAAGGAAGCGTCCGAAGCATATTAACAAAAGAGATATTAAACTCATCACCAGGTAAAGCCTCAATAACATTGACAGGAACCAACTCTCCCATATTAAAGGTGAGTTTTTTGTCATGCGAAAGATCAAATCTATTATACTCTACTTTGGGTGAGAAAACTTTTGAAAAAACATTATCTTTTCGTTTCATAATTTTAACGTTTTGGTGTGAGTGGAACATCGGTATAAGGCTTAAACTTAGTCTCAGGTTCAGACTTACCCGTAAGAAAATCAAGTATCAAACGCATCCATAAAGGATCAGACTTAGTAACATTAGACTGATTCAAATACAACTCGAAATCCTTGAGACTACCATCTTTTTGCATTAGCTTAATATTCTCATAGATACGTCTTGTTTCAGCGACAGTTTGACCACGTTGTAAAACAAATCCCTTGCGTGTCTCAATCAAATTGAGAATACGTTCAGCAGCTTCAGATACATTAGTAGACAATTGTACAGCTTCACGAGCATCTCTATTTATAGCAAGATCGGTAAACACACGTTTTTGACGAACACCCTCATAAAGCGCATCAGCTTGTAAACCACGAAACTCCGTATTGTAATCAAACTTAAAACCTTCATTCTTTGCCTGATATTCACGTAAAATGCGGTCTTGGCGTATTACTTCAGTTTGCTCATTCAAATTATTAGCCTGGGCGTTTTTAATCTTCAAATCAGCATTAATAGTAGCCAATTGCACAAGATCAGGAGCCGGGTTTTTAAATTGTGGCGCACGAAATTGGACAGGTTGAACGTCTGGTGTAGGTATATTAGCAGCTGAATTATCACCAGAACTGCCGTAAATCAAATTAGGGTTAAGACCTGCGGCTGCAAAACGTTTCATTTGTTCAGCAGGAGTATTATAAGCGTTGGTCATATTCCAAAATTCAATGTTATCAGCACGTGTACGTTCATACATTTCACGAGAAAATTGACGCTGCTTTTTGTTAGCCCAAAGATCAGACAAAGCTGAACCACCTTGAGAAGCGAGACCAATACCGCCCGAAATTAGGGCGAGAGTAACAGGATCCATAAGTCAGAGTTTTGTAGTTGTAACAGGATGAACAGCACCAGTAGGAGCGACAAACACTCCATGCCCTTTAAAATAGTAATCCATCATTGCCGACAGCATCGCAGCCTTGGCAACACGAGACCCCTTAGGATAGTTCTTTTTCCAAAAAAGAACCTCAGTATCAGAGAGGCCAGAAAAAGTTACCACAGGAGTGGAAGAGAGAACTACGGCAGAGTTTTCCAGCAGTAGTTCCAATTCAGGAAATTTAATTTTTTCAGACATAACAAAAAATTTAAAAGTAAAAAAATCAGAGACGGATACCGCCACGTGGAACGGTATAACCACCACCAGAACGACGACGACCACGCCTACGGCGTGAATTAGAGCGAGAGTAACGCATAATAAAAATATTTAACGTTCGAAAATAGCGGGCACCGTCATACGACGATGCTGTAACCGCAATAAAAGACACCAGTATGTCAACGAACTTCACATTGGTAGCTTCATCATTCCGCTACGCTACATTCATCGCTACAAATGTAATAGATTAATTGACACTTGTGTCAATAAGCCATAATACAACAAGTAGATTATGGCTTATTTCGACGAACGTTAAGATTTAGAGTGCTAACAGCACTGTTTCAAATGTGGCCCCACCTGGAGGAGGCCTGAAAAAGGCCCCCTCCAGATGTTGCCCGAGGGGGCCAAAAATGAAAAGGCCCCCTCGTGTAACGAAGAGGCCCTTTCTACCTGGATGCGCTGAAGGGCGCAACCAACTCGCAAACAGTCGCGAAAAGCTCCTGTTTACTCGCTGGAATGTTGCCGTGACGCCGCCAAACGAGCGTCTACTGCTGCTTGTAATTTACGTTCATAGGAAGCCTTTTCTCTTGCCTGCCTGGCAGTCTGCATCCTGCCACGCGTTGTTGCAATAAAATCAGCCGTTTGTTGTTTAAATTCGGCCAAGTCAATAGCAGACATACGTTCAAAATTATCAGGAACCAATGAGTTAGGACCAATATTGGCAGTTTGGAACGTTTTCACGTTACCGCCAGCAAGGTGTCTGTTCAATAGTTCACGCAATGATAGCGACATGTCAGGAACCGTATTAGACGGAAGTGTAAACACCTCACCTTCAGGTTTAACATAATTGCACTGATTGGCAAAACCTCGTTTGCCTTGTGATAAATTAGGTTTTTTCATAATGATCGAACTTTTTGATTGTTATAAAATGCATCAACAGCGCCGAGTTTCTTGGACTCTAAATACTCACCATAGGTATACCCTTCAATATCACCATAATGAGTAAGAAAATAAGCGTACTGTTCAGAATTAGACTTACCAGCAGCGACTTGAGCAAGTCCTTGCTGAATGGATCGTTGATCTTCATCAAATATAGCCTCACGGTAATATCGAGGCATTGCAATAAGATTGCCTCCATCCTTAGTAAGATAATTACGAGAAAGATCAGCAGAATGATAAGAAACAACAGCGGGAGTAACATAATTAGAACCGAGACCTTTTGACATGAGAGAAAATTCAGGTACACGGTCATCATTACGCCGAGGAGCTGTTAACTGTCTCTTATTAACATAGCCAGCAGTGTAAGCAATGGAATCGCCAGATACTTGACCAACATGTACAATACCAATAGGCGTACCGTCCACCGTCCAAGCTTTGAAAAACATTTCATCTTCAGGAACATTAAAAACAATTGCATGATAGTGAGGACGTGCCCCCTTAGAACCATATTCACCACAGGCATAATATTTTAAGGTTCTTTCGGGACACAATTTGCGTAAACGTTTCATATAACGCGGGAATTCCTCTTTATCCAACGTCATGTGTCCATTTGGAGATATAGGAAGGTTTTGCGGATCGTAAGTCAAGGTTATAAAATGAGCTGAAAGGCTCCTCTTTTCCTCCTGAAGCAAACGAAATACCCAACCGTCCACCCTGCGTTTTTTACAGGGTGGACAACGACCACAAGGGAAAGGTTTATATTCTACCTTATCCCATTTATAGTAAGGAGATATACAGGCCATTTTACAAAGTTGAAGGAACGCCGTAACGCGGCAGTTTCCGGTTAACAGATACTTTATTGATAATTTGCCCAATAATATGATCAACCGTAGGATCGGTTACGGCAAATATATCTAAACGAGGATTGCAGGTAACAAACTCACCATTTAAGGCAGGAGGCGCCGCAGGGTTATCGAATACTCGAGCCAAAGTCCAATAAGCTAAGGTATCCCTGAAATCACCAGCTACACGCGAAGGCAAATACCTATATTCAGAGTATCGCGGCATATAACCAAAAACAGATTCAGGGTCATTACCAGTAGCAAGTAACGCCTGGACTTCTTTCAATTTAACTTCCTGCTCACCAAGATGAGCAAAATCAGGAAAAGCATAGTCCAAACGGTCAACCTTGCTGAACATACGATGCAAACCATCCTGATATGCCGTATCAGGAATGACAGACATGATACCAATAATAAAACCATGTTCTTCAGCCTTATAATAAATACCGTCACGACCACCAACAGAAATACCATGTCCAGCCATAGTACCAACGCCTACTTCAGCTGTTGCAGCATCATCACTACTTTGCGCAGTAGCAAGTACTTCTGAAATAGTAATCGTTTGAATGTCACGTCCAATAAACTCAGGCCGC